GCCCGCAGGCACATGCCGCGCACCTGCACGCCCTGCCAGCCGTAGAACTTCTTCCGGCTGTTCCACCACCATGCGGCCGGGGTTGGCAGGCAGGTCATCACTTCCGACCAGCCGAGGGCGAGCGCGAACTGGTTGGCCTTGAGCGCCTCCATCGCCAGCTCGGCGTAGGCTTCGCGGCGGGCTGGGTCAACGGCGATGGCTTGCAGGTAAAGCTGCGAACGTGTCGCCGCATCCGGCACCATCTGCCCCATGACCAGAAACGCCTCGTAGCGCTCCGGCTGTCCCGCGTCGGGTGCCATGCAGAGCTTGGCAGCGGTGGCCGTGGCCTCCTCGATCTGACCGAGCGCCCGCTCGGATTGCATTGTGTAGAAAAGCTGGCTGCTTGTTACCTCAGACTCGGGGATCGACCGCAGGATCCGCAGGTTGCGTTCGTCGCTGGACGACTTGCGCTTGCCGTGCGGGAGGTGGAGTATCTGCACCTTGTCGAATCGAGCCATAGGAACGTCAGGAGCGAACTTGAGCGACTCATGGATGGGATTGTGCCACCGCGCCGCGCCTCGCCTCCAGAGGCGTTCTCGGTGCAATGTGATGCCGTCGTCGGGGACGGCGTAGGGCATCAGCACTCCTTGGATGTCGTCACCGAGCTGCGGCAGCATCGCCCGGATCGTCAGGCAGTCCTCCGGCGTAATGGTGTCATCGGTGTCCGCCCACATGAGCCAGTCGCCGGTGGCCATGTCGCAAGCGGTGTTGCGGGCTGCCGCGAAGTCATCGACGTGCGGCCAGTCGTGGACGTTGAGATACTCGCCGATGATGCAGCCGCGGCCTGCTGCAATGTCGAGTGTCCTGTCCGGCTTCTGGTTGCCGCACGCCCGCACGACGATGATCTCGTCGGCGATCCGCTCGAAATGATCGAGGAAGCGGTTGATGTAGTTCTCGGCGTTGCCGGTGATGACGCACAAGCTCAGTTTGTTTTTCATAATTTCTTCAGGTGGTGTAATGCGGGCGGGGGCAGGTTGCAACAAAAAAAAACCGCCAGCCCCTTTCGAGGCTGACGGCTGAGACACAACCGAGGAGATTATGGGATGGTGACCAGGGCGAGGCCGAGGGTCAGTGCAGGAGTGAATCCGAACAAGCACTCGAAGTTCGCGAAGTGCTTACCGGTTGAGGTGTTGTAGTGGCGGCGGTAGCCCATCGTGATGCCGTTGGAGGCGGTCACTTGCTCAGCGGCGAGATACTCACCGGCAGCTTGTGGCTCCAAGTAGCGCATCGCGATTGCGATGGAGTCAGGGTGAGCAACGAATCCGCCGAGCTTTGTGAGAGCATTAGCTGGGATGATGTTCGACTCATAGATCTCCATGCCGAGGAGGCGTGGGATCTGACCGTCGCGCACCGCTTCGGCGCCGCCGTAGTTGAGTGCTTGAGCAACACCAGACGAGGTGAGGAGGCCGGTGTAGATCTCGCTGTCGGAGATGAAGGACAAGCGGTCTGTCGGCACGTTGCGCTGGGCAAGTGCTTTGCGGAGTGCGCCCATCTGTGCGATGGTGTAGTTCGCACCGGCAGTCGTGAGGATCGCGGCACCGAAGTTGGAAACGGTGATCGCGCTCCAGATGTCAGTGAGAACGATGCGAGCAAGCGACTCACCGGCTTGGATGGCGAGGTTGTCCATGACCGCTGCGGAGCTGTTGGCAACTTGAACGTCGGTAAGGTCAATCGACGCAATGCGGTGATTGTTCACGTTGACCGTTGCGAAGGTGATTGCACCGCCGCCAACTTCGTAGGAGTTGTTGAAAGTGGTTGCAGTGATTCCGCTGATGAGCGGCACGATGACGGCGTCACCCTTGCGACGAGCGTCTCCGCTGAAGTCCCGAGTGAAGGCGTTGAGTGGGGCGAGCTTCGCCACGAACGCCTGGAGAGCGATCTGGGTGAAGATTTTGTCGTTAAGTGCGATGGAGGCCATAATGGTTCGTTAGTTGAGAGTTGAAATTAGTTAGACTGCGTAGCGGTTTTTGTCGGAGAGGATCTCTGCTTTGTGCAGGGCGAAGTATTCGGCTGCCTCGGTCGGGTTCATGGAGGCCATGGCCTTGAGGTGGCTGACGGGTGCCTCGCCGTTGTCGCCGGTAAGTGCGACCGGAGCGGGGTGGCCGGTGCTGGCGAGCAGCTCGGCAGCGCGTGCGCTGACCTTTTCGTCAGAAACTTCGGCTTCTTTTTCCGACTCGGCGACCTGGGTTTCCAGCTCTTCGGCCTTCTTCTCAAGCTCTTCGACTTTCTCAGCCACCTCAGCAGCCTTCTCTTGCTCGGTGGCAAGCTCGGCGCGGAGCTGGGTGATTGTCTCGGCGTGGCCGCTCAGTTCTTCGATGAGTGCTTGGGCTGTGGTGAGGTCGGCACGAAGGGAGTCGTTCTCAGCGATGGCCGCTTCGATCTTGAGTGCTTCGTCGTTGCCGGGAAATAGTTTGGCGAGTAATCCAGTCATGCCCTTGGCTGGCGTGTCAAATTGCACGATCTCATCCGCGAACTTGCGCTCTATGGCTTCGGCTGCGCCCATCCATGTTTCGGCTTTCATCAGCTCGCGCATTTCGTCGGGGTCACCGCCGGTGCGCTTGGCGTAGATGCTTGCGATTTCGATGGAAATTTCCTCCAGTAATTTCGCGGCGCGGGCGTGCGTGGCTGCATCACCGGCGACGGCCTGGCTGGCTTCGTGGATCATGATGCGGCCGCCCTCGACGATCCGCACCTTGTTGGCGGCCATGAGGATGACGCTGCCCATCGAGGCCGCCAGCGTGTTGACGGTGGCGATGATCTCGACGCCGCGCCCGCGCATCTGCATGAGGGAGTTGTAGACGCGGTAGCCATCAAGCACCGATCCACCTGGGGAGTTGATCTCGATCTCCAGCGTTTCAAGTGCCTCGTCGGCGGAGCATTGCAGCGTGCCAAGCGTCATGTTCTCAGCGACGGCCTTTTGTCCGTAGCTGCGCTCGATGTCGGCGATCAGGTCGTCTGCGCTCCATGGCGTGACGGCATCATTCAGCCGCACCTTGGCGACTCGGTTTTCGATGGTGAGGAGTTTCATTCTGCTGTTGGTTTCGGTGTCAAGTTCTGACTGGCGAGCACGCGCCCACGATGCGCCAGGATCGCCGCCCCATAGCGCCCACGCGATGCGACCGGCTGATGGGTAGCCGTCCTCTCCGGGTGAAAATCCTTCGCCTTCCTTGTCCACCTCATGCCGCGCGAAGTAGCTGACCATGCGCCCGATGGTTTCCGGCGATAGGTTCGTCCGGTTGCTGATGTCCCTTGCGCGGGCCACGCCAACCTCGGTTCCTCCTCGGTTGTATTCGGCTCGCCACTCCAGACCGAGCTTCGCCTCGGCGGCCATGGCCTCAGTTGGTTGGAGATTGATCGCCATTGGGTGCCATTTCGTTTGGCGTAAGCATCGACATTTCGCGGTCGTCAACGTCCACGCCGTAAAGTGCAGCCGCGTCGCGGGCGGCGAGTTTCCGCAGCGCGACTTCCTGCGCCCGCTCGGTGTAGTGTGCCTCCAAGGTCTTGCCGCGCATCGACACGATGTCCCGCAGGTTGGCCGCGCCCATCTTCCAGAGTGCCTCCAGCTCCTTGGTGATCCGTCCGTCGTCGATTGTTAGCTTCGGCGGGGTCGAGAACTCCCACTGATACCAATCGGGCGACTGCGGCAGGTCACCGCGCTTCATGGCTTTGGAGATGGCGTAGCCGCAGAGCCGCTTGGCCGCGTAGAACAGCAGGTCTTGCCGATCCTCGACGGAGCGTTGTGCCATGGCGATCTCGGTGCGCTGCGCCGTGCCGCCCCCGGCTGCGTGGCCTTCGTAGAGTGCCATCGGCCAGTTCAGTCCGGCGAAGGCGCCTTTCAGCAGGCGGTTGTGGAAGTCGAGGAACGGGTTGCCGGGGCGGTTGTTGACGAGCGTCTCGATCTTGCCGCCGCTGTTGCTGCGGAAGTAGCGGACGGTGCCGCCGTCCAGTGACTCGACGGTCATGCCTTTGCAGGTTGCGGTGTCGCCGATGAGCGCGTTGTAGGGGTCGTCGAGGTCGGGGCCGCCGCTGTCGTTGTATTCGACGAGCGAGATGCTCGACATTTGGAGCATGGCCAGACGCTCCCACTCGGTGCTCTGGATCATGTCCCGGCAGTCGTTGATGCAATGCGTCAGGGCGGTCAGGCCGCGTGCCTGGTATTGATACTCGGGATCAAACAGGTGGATGACGTTCTGCGCCGGCAGCCACTGATCCAGCTCGCCGTTTTTTGCACAAAACGCATACTCCTTGGCCTCGCCGCTTGGAAAGTAGGTGATGCCGTCCTGCAACATGCCGCCGCGATACATCTGCCCATCGCTGAATCCGCGCGGGGTGGCGATGCGGTGGCTGGGGATGCCCTGATACTGCGGGAAGCCGGTGGCTGTTTCGGTCAAGAGGATGAAAATTTCGCCGTCAACGTCGATGCTGGTCGAGAAGCCGAACAGGTTGGTCTTGAGGTCGTGCATCCCGCCGCGCCCGTCGCCGATGGGGTAGAAGCTGTCGGTCAGGAACTTTGTGGCAAGTGCGCCGAACGCCTCGTCGCCGCCGGTGTAGATCGGCACGAACGCCCGCCCGACGGTGTACATCCCACGCTGGTTTATGGCGTTCTTGATGGGGCCGAAGTTAAGATAGATCCGGCGGGCGTGGCTTTGCAATGTCACGCGGTCGAGCGCCGGCACCAGGTCGCTGATGTCCTTCTTCTCGACCGGCTCATATGGACGATAGCGCGTGTCCTGTGCCGCGCGTGCTGCCTTGTAGCTGATCTGCCTGCCGAATTGGTCGAGTATTGCCATGGTGTCCGTGTGTTAAAATCGACCGAGCGACCGGCTGCT